CTTTTTAGTATTTATGTATCTACTACGTAGATACAAGTTTTCGCTATCGCTCAAACTTATTTTTTTATGATTAAAAACTTTACGAATGGAATGAAGTAAAGTAAATATTTCCTGTAGATTAATTTAGTCAGACGGAACCTGTTACGGTTCCGTCGTCTCGCAAAACTTCCTGTGAGTTGCATCAGCCGAGACATGGAAGCAGGTATTTTTCACTTGCTCCAGGGACTCTAACCTTTTCCCTACCTGCGTTGACATCAAAATGCAATACATATGCTGTAAAAATATTGTATGCAACAATACTTTTATAGGTTATGTACTACACTTCTACCCGTGTCCTCGTTCCAATGACTACGGTGTTTAGGAGCGTGTGTTTTTGAATGACAGCAAGCATTCTACGCCAACCGAGCCAGGATTCGCAACTCGATCGTTGTGTTTCGTGTGCAGTCACGGTTTAACTGCTTTTTCCACAGTGGAATTTCCAAACTGGCCCACTAACCTTAAGTGCTGTGTTTTTGAAGAGATTCTATTAAAGCCTTTGAGCCGCCTACTCTTACATTAATAATACCGTTGTAATATTCATCAGTTTCTAATACACGCCTGTCAAACTGTTCCTTAGCCTCTAAATATGAAAGTTCTGCCTTTGATGTACACCAATATAGTATTTCTCGTGTAAATTTGTCTTTGCCTAGAGTTTCTACATCTGCTTTTAAGTTATCAGAACTACTCCAGTAGTCTTTCCAATCACTTTCTACAGTATATTTGCGTCTTAGTTTTTTGCCTTTAAGTGGAGGTTTGGATTTTTTAAATTGTGCTAGTTTTTTGCCTACGTATTTGCGATTATTTGTGAGATTTGTAATTAAATAAACAAATCCTATATATCCTTCTGGTATTTCTTCAATACTGTTGCCTTTATACGTCCATTGCATGAACTTAGTTATTAATTAATTTTTTATATGTCTGTTATTTTGGCCTTCGCCTATATTTTTTTGCCTCGTAATAAACTACCTTAGTTTCTTCGTATCGTTCTTTTACTAAAATTCTTAATTCTTTTAGTTCTCTTCTTATAATTGCATAATTTCGTACACTGGGAGATTTTTCAAAAGCTTCGTGTGCTTTGAAATAATCTAGATACTTTTTTACCATTCTTACGTGAAGCTCGTCTTCCATTATGATTCTATAATTTCTATATCATTACTGTAGGTAGTATAACCGTTTTCTTTTATAACTTTTAACACATTGTTTACTCTACCTATCAACTCATCTTTGTGTGATATTAGATAAATGTTTTTATTTCGTTCTCTACCGATCTTTTTAAGTATTGCAAGACTGTTTTCTACACCTGCACTGTCCATTCCGCTGTCGATTAACTCATCGATAAACAGCAAATTAACATTTTGATACAAACTTTCCCAAACATCTCTAAACGCAAAGCTTAACCCTAAAATAAGTCTGTTTCTTTCACCCCTACTTAGGTTGTCAAAATCTAAATCTTGACCTAACTGTGTAATTTCAACATTTAAATCATTCAAAAACACTACCTGATGTGGTAAACCTAGTTTATCTAAGTAATAGGTTAATCTTTTATTAAGATAAGATAGGTTTTGATCTATAATCTTCTTTCTAATAAAACTATTTTTATTTGTTAATAGGTTTAACAAGAATTCTTGATGATCTTTAAAATTGTTTAGATCATTTATCATAGACCAATCGATTGTTTGTAATGCTGTATTAGTTAAATCGTCAATTTGCAGTTGATACGGATCTTCTTCCTGTTGTTTATTTCTTAATGTAGACTTAAGATTGTCTACATTGTTTCTATGATCGTATGCTTCTTTTATAGAATCATAAAAAGTGTTGGGCTTAGACGAAATTTCTCCTAAAATATTCAATTCATTTATAACTTTTGACAGTTTATTTGTAATTTCTGATTGATAAATTAAAGAATCATCAAGGTCTTTTTGTTTGGCAGTTAGAATTTCTTGTTTTTTATGTTCGTGTAGAGATTGACCACACGTATAACATATTGCGTCGTCTAGTTCTTCTATCTCTTTTTTAATTTTAGCAACATCTTTTTCTGATCTAAGTGAAGCAGCCTCTAATGTAGACTTTTCTTTGTTTAACGCATTCTTTTTATTTGTTAAATCTATCCAATTACTTAATAAATCATGATTTTTCAGTTCATCATCTATATCTAGCTCTTCAAGTTCATTTATTGCTGATGTCAAATTTTCGCAATCTTGTCGTCTTTTTGATTCCCAAGCACGTTGACGATTGGCAAGGGTGTCGATACTTTGCTTGATCTTTTCATTGCTTGCTTGTATAGCATTTATTTTTAATGTTTCTTCAGTTATAGTGTCTTTGGTAAACTTTATTTGTTCTTTCAGTGCTTCTGCTTTTTCAGATAACAGAGTAATACCTAGCAATTGCTCGATTATCACACGTTGATCGTTTGTCTTCATTGAAAGAAAAGGTTCCGTATAGGTATTAAGTGCAACTATGTGTTTGAACATATCGTGACTCATACCTAGCAGATTATCTATAGTCTTTTGCGTTTCTCTGCTATCACCTTGACTTTCGTCTTCCATTAGCTGTTCTTGATTATCAATGAAAAATTTCATTATGTTAGGAGATCTGCCCCGTTCTATTCGATATTCTACCCCATTTTTTTCGAATTTTAATGTAACTAACATGCCCTTACCATTTGTTTTGTTGATAAGGTTGTTCTTTTTAATATTTGTTAGTGCTTGGCCGTACAGTGCATAAGATAATGCGTTCACTATTGTGGTTTTACCTGTACCGTTACGACTACCTGAATCGTCACCTCCTTGATCTAAGTTTTCGCCAAGCACTAACGTTAATTGTTCTGAGTTAAAATTAATAGCTTGAGAAACATTTCCCACGCTTAAAAAGTTTTTAACTGTTAAATCCTTGAGTTTTAGCATTTAAAGTCCGTTATATATTTCTAATAAAAGGTTTCTATCATGATTTTTAACATCAAGAACAGCAATTTCATTAGCTACTATTTGATCTACAGATGAAAAAGAAGAAATATCTAAATCGCTGCTCAATTCTTCAGAATTTTTTTGTGATATTAATGTAAGTTCTCTACATTTATAGTGTTCTAAGAACAATTCTTTTATGTAATTTGCTTCTTCGAAAACAATATCGACATCAATGGATGCTCTAATATACATTTTACTCTTAATAATTGCTTCGGGATCAGCAATTAGTTTACTAAGACTGATAGTTCTATATTTAGGACAGTCGGGCCAATTGATATACTCTGGTTCCTTATTGTTTTCTCTATCTAATATCATCATACCGCGATTGTCATCCCAAGCGTCAGCATAATTATGTGGTAATGCATTGCCTATGTAGTGAATTTTACCTTGCTGTTGACGTTTATGAAAATGCCCGCTAAAAATATAATCAGGGTACTGAAAATCATCAGGTCTTAGTTCTCCTGTTTCGGGCATTTTAACCATAGCGTTCATTAAGAAGTTAGGTAGCTCAAAATGCCCAAACATATATTTTACTCTAAGTTTGGGAATTCTTTTCCATTCTTCACCTACTAACCACGGCACAAGCGCAACATCATCTATTACTGTAATATTATCTACTACAGTAATACCTGGTATAAGTCTAGCAAATTCTGTTGACTTGATATCTCTTTTATCTTTGTAATATAGATCATGATTACCTGCAAACATATAAAATTGTTCAAATGCAGCACCTAGTTTTTCTAAACTGCGTATACCTGCGTCCATTGTAGTAAGATTTAGACTGTTTCTATTGTGATTCCAATCACCGCAGAAAATCCCAGTTTCACATCCGTTAAGTTTAGCCTGTTCAATAAACCAATCTATAAACTCTTCACAATCGTCGTTGTGTGTTTTAGAATTGCTTTTTAAACCAAAGTGTATATCAGTAAAGACTGCTGCTTTTTTAAACACTGTTTATACTCCGTTATTTTTTAATATTAAAATATAAATGTTTGATTGTCAAGCATTTTTTACGATATATCATTTCTTCGCAATGCTGCTTCCCACTCGCCTTCGTGCTGTCTAGTATAAGAAGGATTTAGGTTATTCATTTCTAAAATGTCATCTCTTATGTTTTGATTTCTTTTTTCTATGTTAATCACTCTTACAAACGAATTTGTTACTGCTGCGGTATAATAGGCAAACGGATTTTGACTCTTTGATTCATCAAACTGCAATCCTATTTGTGAAAGTTGCAAAATTGCCTGACCACGCATTTCGTCGTTATAAGTGTAGCCCCTTACATTACCTCGAGTGGCATATCTATCGCAAAGTTTCATCCACATAAGAGCAAGTTTGTTAGTAGCACGACCATGATCTTTGGAAAAATGTCCGTTTTCCATACCGCCTATCCAATGACTTTTACCTACACAAATTAACTCGTCATTATCGTTAAATTTCCAGTGCTGAAAAGGAGGAAAATTTAATTTTGTTTTTTCATCCGCAGTTGTTTTTGGATTTTTCTTTCTAGTTAAATCATTCGGAATATGATCGTAAGTCATTATTCTAAATACTATGTCAGTCTTTTCAATTTTTTTATAGCTTATTTCGCAGTCTGCTAATTTTATTTTTTCACCTGCTAATCTTTTAGATTCATATGAATCATTTGTTAGTTTTTTTGCACGGTTTAATCTCGCTTCTGTTATAGTTTTTGAATTAATTTTATCTATGTCTGTTAAAATTAAATCATAATCTGCATGTTCCTTTTCTATATAACTGCAAAAAGTGTTTTTTGATTTATGAATTTCTGCTAGTATGTCTTTGTTATTTAAATAATTTTTTGTTCGCATTATATCTCCAAAATATCTCTAAATATAATATGTGTAGTTAATTTTGTCAACTAAATATATGTAGGAGAATAGTATGGCAATATTTAGTGGATTTAATAACTTAGCTGGAGTAATTAACTCTGCATTTGGCAATACGTCTGTTGCAAGAAATATACAAACCTTTGCTAACCAAGTTACTAGGACTGCAAACATAGCAGGTGTTGCAGCATCTTTTATAAACAATCCTGTAAAAACAGTTAAAAATCTCTTAGATTTTAACAATGATGGCAAATTAAATTTAAAAGATCTCGGTACTGCAATTAGAATGTC